GAAAACTCTTCGAAGCCGGAGAGTCAAAATAAATAATAGCTAAAGAACTTTCCCTAAACATTACAGACATAAAACAGAAAATGCAACAAGACGCAAAACAAAGCAACCCCTGGCAAGAACTAAATAAAACCCTGAAACATACACCAAAACAAAGAAGGCAAGAAATGGAATATATTCCGCCCGGCAAAAATTCCCTCGCACCCATGCCCGCCGATAACCAAGAACACCTCGAACAAGCACTCAATTCGCAAAATATCGTCTGTCACGAACTCACGATCGCATTACGCCAAACCATCCAATCCTACAAAGAAGGACGAATCCTTCCGTCACATACCCAGAACGAAGCGGATATCTTAACTTCCATAACTACCGCAGCTAAAAATGTTATCGCTATTACTAGAGATGTTGCAGGATTAAAAGTTGGACAGCCGAACGAGTTACAATCAAAACAAAGGCAGAACATAAGAATGTTCAAAATTGTTTCTAGGCCTAAAGAAGTAGCTACTAGCGAATAGTAAGTTCCAACTGGTTTGCATTAACTTAGGAAAGATAGAATGAAAAGTAACCCAATGCCGCAGAAGGTAACTTTGTATTTTGAAGACGTTGCAAGAGAATTTCGCACGTTAGCAATTGGACAAGGTTACGATGCGACAAAATACCCAAGCCGAGGCGTGAGGGTACATGCCTACCATGATCGCGTGAAGTTTCGGTTACGCGATAACTGGAACGTTCTCCGCATGGGAATTTTCGTCGTTGACGAGAGCTTTACGCTAAAAATTCTTGCATACGAACTTGCCGCGCGGATCTTCAACGAACTCCAACAGCGCGCGTATGTCGTGGAACCGGGTACGCAGCCGAAGCAATTCCGGGAGCAGGAAGCCTTGCTCCGTCCCGCCCCATGAAGAACGCCTAATCTTTCGAGCATAACTTTTCCATAGACGGTCGTTGTTTATTTTGTTATGCTCGGGGACATGAGGCACATCGTAAGCTACCTGCGGGTTTCGACAAGGGAGCAAGGGCTCGGGATTGAGGCGCAGCGTTCGGTCGTCTTGGCCTACTGCGAGGCGACGGGTTCGGAAGTCGTCAGCGAATTCGCGGAAATGGAAAGCGGGAAGAAAAACGATCGTCCGCAGTTAGCCCTCGCGATAGCCGACGCGCAACGGCGGAAGACGGTTCTCGTCGTCGCGAAGCTTGACCGGCTTTCCCGCGATGTTCATTTCATTTCAGGGCTACTAAAGTCGGACGTGGAATTCTACTTCTGTGACTTGCCCCAGGCAAATCGGATGCTACTGCACATTATGGCGTCGGTCGCAGAGGGCGAACGCGAGATGATCTCACAACGGACGAAAGCGGCCCTACAAGCGGCCAAGGCGCGCGGGGTGAAGTTGGGGGGGCAGAACCCCGCATGTCGCGGGAACCTCTCTCCTGGGGCGATTCTAGCGGGCCATGCGAAAGCGGCGAAAGCGATCTCGGCGAAGGCGCGCAAGGGCGATGCTCTTTTCCTTCCGGACATCCTGGCGATGCAGGCGACCGGGCTGTCATTCGAGGCGATTGCGAAGGAGCTGAACGCGAAAGGGCTAACCGGCCCGCGCGGCAACCCCTGGCACGCGATGCAAGTTTACCGAGCGATAAAACGCGCGAATCCGTAACCCCATGCGGGAGAACCGTTCCCGTGCTCCTAGCCCGAGGCATTGCGCTTCGGGCTTTTTTGTTTTCCACACCGAAAGACAGGTTTTTTTGTTACCCCATCCCCATCAAGCGCCCAAGGATGAGCTTGCCGGCGCGCTCCCCGTTGTTCTTCGCCAAGTCGGCGAGGCAACCGCGCAAACCGTGAACGCCCGGAACTTGCATGTTTTCTTGCAGGTGAACACGCGCTTCAATGATTGGATCGTTCGCCGCCTTGATCAATACGATTTCACGGAGGGACTTGATTACTCACGCGAGAGCAGTAACGATTTCCACTTAACGCTCGACATGGCGAAAGAATTCTGCATGCTTGAGCGTAACGACCGAGGCAAGCAGGCTAGGCGCTATTTTCTCGCATGTGAACGGCAACTAAAGGCGGGGGTTGCTCTCGATCTCAACGACCCTCGGCAGTTACGTGCGGCGCTTGGTAGCTATACCGAAAAAGTGATCGCCCTAGAGTCGAAAATAGAGGCGGATCGTCCCAAGGTTGCCTTTGCCGACGTCGCCGCGCGGGCGGACGGTGAACTCGTTCCCACGGATTTTGCTAAGGAGGTTGCTCCGTCGCTCGGGGTAGGCATGCGCGAGGTTCTTGCCCGCCTAGTAAGTGATCGTATTCTTTTCCGCCGCGGGAAGCGGTTGCGCCCATATCAGCATTGGATTGATTCCGGGTATCTTCGCCTCGTCGAAATCGTCGGTTCGCATCCCAGGACGGGGGAGCCCGTACTCTACCCGCAGTCAGTGATTACGCCGCAGGGCTACCAGTGGATTCTTGACCGTTGGAACGTCGACGGGCGCCATGAAGTATACGATTCCGGAGATTAACTTCATGCGCTGGGCGACCGCAGTCTATTCGGTCGTTTCGCGTCGGCCGGCATGCGCTATCGACCATGAGAAGAACGGTTCCGGCGGGTATTGGGGAGTGAGCAAACCCGCCGAAAAGGCATGCTCGTTCTGCTTGGAAGCGCTTATTTTGTCGGCATCGGGAGAGCATCGGAACGAGGAATTTCTCCGCACATACATGATCAACGGGACGAAGCCGAAGGAACTTGTCGGCTGCATTGTTTCGGAGGTTGCCGCCGGCGGTTACGCGCTTTCTTGGCCTATCGGATTCGCCGCATGGTACGAACGGGAACATCCCCAACCAGGCGGTTAGCCTTTTCGATCGCATCGTGTAACCGGATTCCCGGCTCGTTCCCGGTCGGAGGAGCGGAGAGCACGATCCCGCTTTCTCGTTGCTTGGCTAGATAGGCGAGGCTTGCTTTTCGCATGGTTGCGGCGGTCTTCATGCCGGCGGCGTTCCCTGGTTGCGGAATAGCACCCTTGCGCCGGAGGGAGGACGAGCCGGAACCGTCTCTCGTTGTGCGTAGGCAGGGGCTTTCTTCTCGCGCTTGCGCCGTGTGGGAGGTCTTCGCCGTTTACCGTCGCGCGAAGCGCTAGCGGGGTCGGCAAGGGCGCTTTAGCGGCGAAGCGTAGCGGAGCGAACCCTTTCCGGCTCTGCTACCCTCCGGGGACGGTAAACGACGAGGACCGCATGCGGAATCGTGAGCGGAGAGGCCGGAGCGCGATCGTAACGGGCTAGAGCAAGGGGACGACGCGAAGAGCCGCCTCATGGTCTAATTCGATGCAACGGAGGAGGAAGGTAGTTCCCGCATCCGGCTTGCGGTCCCCAGACTCCAACGCTTCCATTTGTCTTGCCTTGAGTCCAAAAATCGCCTCAAATTTCCGAGTTGACCGCGCAACTTTTTTTCTTATTTGCTGTATGTAGGCGCCGGTAAGCGGGCGAACGCTCGGGGTGTACTCTTCTACGTCGCACTCGTTAGGCTCGCCATTACAGTAGGCTTCCCATTCGCGAAAGTCCTCCGCTAGTTGTCCTCCGAGGTCTAGCTTGCGATACTCCTCGTCACTCATGGTATCCCCTTTCTTTTTCATTGCGGATAAAGGCTTTGATCCAATCCCGCTGGGCGTTAGTTAGGTCTTTTTGCTTGCTCTTGGCGTAAGCGAAAAGGAAGAAAATGCGGCCAAAAATCGCGACGAAGTAGATAACCCGCGCACCGTCCCGCTTTCCCTTATTTTGGAGTCCGTAGCGAGCCTTTTGCGCGCCCTCCATGTTTTCCATGATCGGCCATTTGTCGGGGTTATCGGCTATTGATGCGGAAATTTCTTTCATATCCCGCAACGTGAGGCCCATTTCCCCGCACGCTACGCGAAACGCCTTGGCCTTGATGATCTTCACTTACTAATTATACGGCATTGCGGTAATAAAAGCAACCGAGTATTACGATCACTTGCTAGCATGGAGGTTTGATGGGGAAGGCGCTTGCGTTGGTGCTCGGGCGTTTGCCTAGCGCGCGGAAGGTAAGCGACGGGTACCGTGCTCGTTGCCCTGTTCACGGGGGTTCGGCGCTTAGCCTGAAGGTTAGGGAGAACGCTCGCGGGGTTGCGTTGCATTGCTTTGCCGGCTGCCTTGTTTTGGATATTGCGCGCTCGCTCGGGTTGCTAGTTCAAGATTTATTTAATGACGACGGGGAAGCGACGACGAGGTACGCCATGCGGGAGAAGCGTTCTGCGTCGCCTGCCGAGGTTGGCTGGGCGGTTCGTGAGCATATCCGGGTGATGCTCGCGGAGGAGGCGGAGGCGCTCGGGTACGTTCCGCCGCCGGAGACGCGCCGCGACAATGAGGCGAAAAGGGCTGCTGCGGGCATTCTGGGCGTGGTTATCCCCCAGGGACGATATAAACGGCACGAAATCGGCTTGCCGCACTCTAGCGACCCTTTGTGGGCAGTTTTCGAGGAAAGGGCGTTGCAAGAGGTCGTCTGGGAGCGTCGCGGGTTTGATTTCCCGGTCGAGAAGGCTCCGTTACGGGACGTATGCGACGCGCAGGAGCGTGCGGCGGGTTGGATTCGGTCGCTAGCGCGGTGTTCGTGCGGGGAATGTAGCCAATGCCGGGGGTGGGCGCATGCGGAGAAGTTGCGTTTGCCCGGTTGCGGGACGGTTCGATGCGGGCAGGGAGCGTAGGGCATTCCTTTCCGCATGGTTACGCATAAACGGTCGCGGCGGGGAGACTTGGGTCCCGTGCGGATTGGGGGATGCCGGGAATTTTTTAGCTTGCTTGCATCGGTCGTTCACCACTTACGATTACGTACGATGTAAATCGTGCTCAAATGTTACCTGTAGGGGTAACGTGGTTACCTGTAGGGGTAACATTGCGCGTCTAGCCCTGTATTTTCAATGATCGGAGCCTTAAAATGGCCTCTTTGCCACGTAATTTGGGGACGGTTGATCTAGTAAGCGGGGAACTTCTTCAGGGAGTTTTCGCCTTCTCGCCAAGCAAGGCAAAGAAACCGCATGTGCATGCACTTGATGAACCGCATTTGATCATGTTTCAGTCTGGGCTAAAGGCTGTCGCAACGGATAAGCATTTCAAGTGGCAAGATGTCCGCGTATTGCTCTATTTGATCGGGGTTATCGGCTTCGAAAACGAGTGGAGGAAGTTAAATCAAAGTGAAGTTGCGGGCGTTCTCGGGATGCGTCGTTTTCATGTGAATCGTTCGGTCCAGAAGCTTGTAAATGCGGGGATTGTAGTCATGGGAACGCGTATTGGGAGCGGTCACGTATATCGGATGAATCCTTACTTTGGGTATAAAGGCAAGCTTATCTCCATAGACGATGCTCGTCGGGCACATGATAAGAGAGTGAACAATGCCGCTTCGTAAGAGTGTTAGCCGGCATACATTCCGGCCTCGCACGCATGGTTCTGGAATTTATGCAATTACGTGTACTGCGACAGGGAAAATATATGTTGGATCTTCGGTTAATATGACGAAGCGATATGATGATCATTGTAAAGCATTATCAAGCGGAAACAGCAGATGCCGCGTCCTGCAAAAAGCTTGGAATCAATATGGTCCTACTGCGTTTACTTTTCGTGTCCTTGAGTATGTTAGGAGCAGGAAAGGGTTAGAGGAATTCGAGCAAAATTGGATTGATCGTATTGGGCAGGAAAATTTGCTCAATATGCAGATGACGGTGACCCGTAAGGATGCATATCGTTCCCTTTGTTGTCAAATAAGATTAGGTCTTATAAAGTACAAGGTAATTCTATCTAAGAATATGACTCCTACGGGGTATTTTTGTCCAGACTGTAATCCCAAAAACAGAATTCCTCCGAGGATCGGATGATTGAGGACCCCGTGGGCGAAGAGTCTTCGAATGAATGAAGAGGAAGTCGCCTATCGTACGGAGGTTCATCGGATTGCGCGGAAGACGTTCATTGTCGTGCTTCAGACGCAGGCCGTCGTGCATGCCGAAATGTGCGAGGCGGGATTTGCGTTCATGATGGATGCTTGTAGCGGTTCGGATTGGATGAAGCGGCCTTTGGACGTGTTGCGTTTGTCGCCGCATCGGGACGGGTTGCCGGAGCATGTGCGGAAGACGATTGCGGAGGCGAAGATGCCGGAGATGCTTGCGTTGGCGGCATTCTCGTCGGACGTGATGTCTCGGATGGTGGAAATCGGTCGTTCGCGTTCGGGGGTTGTGATCGCGTGATGAAGATGAAATCGCCTCCACATCCCGGCGGGTTTATTCTCCGAGAGTGCATTGAGCCTTTGGGCCTTACTATCACGGATGCTGCTGCCGCCCTTGGGGTTACATGCACGATGCTCTCGGAGATTGTGAACGAGAAGCGCGGCGTCTCTCCTGAAATGGCCGTTCGGCTTTCCAAGGTCTTCGGGGGTAGCGCAGAGAACTGGATCATTCAACAAGCGCAATATGATCTTTCGCAGGTGGACGATGGGCAGATACATCTCAAACGTTTTAATCCGGTAATTTTATGAGCGGAAGACACAAATGGGAGGACCTGCGTAAGAAGTCAAAACTCACGCCTGAGCAACTTGAGGAGTGTGACCGCAAGGCGCGAGAGGAGTCCGAAAGATTGCCGGCTATAGTTCAGCCGTTGCCGCCCGGCGCAAAGCGCGTGTCGGTCGTGTTTTCCCCGGAGACCTATGAGAAGATCCTCTACATCGCCGAGCATAAGGGCACGAATAAAACCGAGGCGCTCCGCCAATCAGTTTTATTGACCGAGTATCTTGTTAAGGCGGCGGAGGAAGGGGCGAAAATTTATATAGATCGCGATGGCAAACTGACAGAATTAGTTTTATGACCCAAGAAGAAGCGTTTGAGGCGGCTATCGTTGCTCTCCGCGCGCAAGGCTTGGCCCCGGACGAATTTGGTTTAAAGATTCGCGATCGTATGATACACGGCGAACTTGACGAAGATCAGGCGATTGCGGAAATCAAGGCATACCATACGGATCGCATTCGCGGGCATGCTATTACAGATCCCCTAACTTAGAGATTATTTTAATCGGTCTGTTTACCGTAGCGGGGGAATTTGCTAGTTTGGTTATTTTTCGCCTCACGGTTTCTACGATTTTCGGCCTGGGACTGCTCCCTGTATTCTCTCCGACGACGCCATAGTCCATAAAGGATAGCATGTAATTCGTCCACGCTAAATTCTCCGCTCAATGCAATTGAATCTCTTGATCCGCTATACGCTTGCAATATCGTATTGATATCATCCTCACCAATCGCCCCTTCCCTTTCCAATGTAAAATGCACGGGCGGCGGACCTGTCCACCGCGATAGTGCTCGAAAATCATAAACTTCATTCAGGAGCTTGCGGATAGTATTGGGATTGAACGATTGCACGAAGTCGTTGAGATGTTCATGAGCATGGATCATCTTGTCAAGCATGTCGTCGTCAATCTCGTTCATATCAGTAATTGATACGACAAATTCCCTTATTATCCTAGTCCGTGATTTCGTTAAATCAATATATAATTGGTCTTGTGCTAGAGGATTC